TCCGTAACAGTAATCGTTTTTGTAACTTCTTTTACCACATCCGCAAAACGATTTACGATTCTGTCTATAATTCTGTCTATGGTCTGCGTAACCGTAGAAAACACAATGCGTTGATTGACTCTGACCTGCGCTTCTGGAGGAATGTCTGTTTCTGGACAATTATCATCTTCTGGAATTTCTGGAATGGGAAGCAATACAATATCCTCAGAGAAAGCGACTCCCTTCATGCGGGACTCTTCTTCTGAATACCTTCTCGGATTAGGATTGCAATCAGGCATGATTAAAAATCTTTAATACTCGGAGCGCGTTTTACGGGTTTAACTTCGGGTTCGGGTTCTTTTTCAGGTTCTTTCTCAAATTCTTTCTCAGGTTCTGATTTCTTTTCAGAAAAAGACACAATTTTAGATTCATGCGATTTGGGTTCGGGAGATTTCTTCTGTTTCTTAATGAAAAAGAAGGTAAGCACTCCTGCCAGAGTTAAAGCCAATATAAATGTGAACTCGCTCATAAGGGTAATATTTTGTTCGCAAATATAAGAAAATTTCATATTGTTAGTTTAAACATCTATTAAAATTTTCTTCTCCTTCTTCTGGCACTGAACGTAGTCGGAGGAGAAGGAGGAATATCTGACGCGACTGTTTGATTTGCGGGAACAGAAACAGGAGCAGGAGTAGAAACCGTTGCGGGAGGAGTACAATCTTTTACTTCCTGAAACATCAATATTTGAGCGTAGGTCATCATGACATAAATGTAATATATACTTTAGAGTTAGGAGCTACTACAAGCGTATGTCTTATTAAAAGACCTCCTGTATTTTCAAATGAAGCTCCTCTTATAGTTTCATCTGTTCCTATAATAGGGAAAGTAACAACAGGTTGAGTAATTCCTGACACAGCGGATAATTCCATAGTACATGTTCCTTGCAATACAGTAAATGTAAAACTGCTTATCGGCAATTGCGAAACAAATGTTTCCGAAGCATCTGTCGTAACAATCAGTTTTTGATGTTGTAATTTAAGCGCCGATATTTTGATCATTCCGTCTATTTGAAGAAATATTCTTTCCAATGTATCTCTCAAAGTATCTGTGGCTCTTTCTTCAGGAAGACTTCTGTTAAGTATAAACAAATTATCCTTAATCTTCTTTATGTCGTCTCTTAATGTAGGATTGGCGGTATCTGTTCCCGTAATAAGCTGATTTGTATTAGTTTTAATCGCGAGAGTATCTCCTCTTATCGCATCCGTATTGTTCTCAATGGCTTTTATATATTGTCTGACGGTGGGATTTCCGGGAGGAGAAGGCTCGGTAGTCAGTTGATCTCTTACGGCTTTTGTGTTGGCGTCAATGAGATCAATCCTGTATCTGGTGTTGGGATTGCTTGCGTCTCCTACCGTATTGAGTTCGGTCTTAATCACATTAGTATCTCCCTTCACCGCGTTTACCGCTATTCTGGTATTGTCCGCATTGGTTTTGATGTCTCCCAATAATCTCTTGGCAGTAGGATTTTCGGCAGTTCCTTCGCTGGATAACTGATTGTCTATTCTGCCGTTGGAAAGTCTGATCTCATCTGCATCGGTAGCTATATCCGTAAGTTTATGCGAGGAATTGGCAATATGAAATTTGACGGTAAGAGTACTTGGTTGTGATNCATCACCGAGCGTAGCTAATTCTCTTTTGATTTCTGCGGTATCCGTTTTTACCAGATCTACCGCGTTTTTGGTATTTAACGTATTGTCTTTGGTTGTTTTCAATACGTCTTTAACCGTAGGATCTGTCGCATTGGTAGNACTTAACTGATCCTCTATTGCCTGCGTATCTTGATGAATTAAAGCGGTATCTGTTTTTACCGCGTCTATTGAAAGTTTTAAAATATCTTTTGCGGTATCTACCGAGTCTTTGGTATTTTGAGTATTGGTTTTAACGGCACGAAGCACGTCTCTTATGGTGGGATTATCCGCAGTGCCTGCCGTAATCAACTGTTCTTCTATTGTCTCCGTATCTTCTTTTACCGTGTTTACGGCATTTGTAATGCTTTCTTTGGCTTGATCCACCGCAAGTTTAGTGGCTGCCGCATTGGTATTTGTGCGTTCCGTATTGGTGGCGATAGTGCCTGATATGCCTACCAGACTTGTGGTATCCGTATGAGTTCCTTCGGTAGCTCCTACGATTCTGACGCCTTGCTGATTGAGAACGTCTATGCCTGATTTGATCTGATTGTTGCTTAATTTGATGTCAGCCGTATGCGATTCTATCAAAATAGCTTTGTCCTTGATTACTTCAAGTTCTTTGATGATACACACCAATTTTTTTATGATTACGTCATTTGAGGCTTTCATTTGCATGGAGGATAAAATTCTGTCAGTTTTTCAATTTGTCTTTGCATCCTGTCCAATCTTACTTGAAATACAGGATTGTAATTTGTCATTATATCCAAAAAATCTCTGCTTTGAATTAATGCGTCCAAAAGAAGAAAATGCACGGGATTAACATGACCTGCATAGCGATCATGGTCAGCTTCGATTTTAGAGGCTTCTAAGAGCTTCTTGTAATTTTCTGTACGCATAACCCCGTTTTATTTGCTTCTGTGTAAATGGTCAAGTACATATTGTTTTCTTGCCCGAAGGTACAACAATTCACGGTTACTTCCTTTACTTGTCTGAGAAGTATTGCCGCTTTTGAAAATTCTCTTAAAAGAATAGCTCTGTATATCATGCCCAACGCGGCATTTATGTAAAAGATGCTGTTTCCGCAATTGTCTGTGATTTCTTGACAATTTTTAGAAGGTACGGGAGAGTTGCATCCGCAGTCAGAGTCGGGAACTGCGGGCTGACAAGGATAACAATCTGCCCAGTCATCAGAATCATCGCACTCCCCTTTAAAAGTCATTCCGTGTTTTTCTATGTCAATGGCGAGAAGTCTGTTAGTTAAACAGGTATGATAATCGGTAAGGTTTCCTATGACTTCTGTTTTCTTTTCGTATCGTACCGTTCCCGAAGTTGTTTTAGCTTCAAATTCAAAAAATATCAATCCTTTAAATTCTCCTATTCCTATGTCTGCCAGAGACAACAGAAGAGATTCTGAATTAGTAGTTTTAGCTAATCTATTGCTCATATCATGAGCCAATGAATAATTCTTGTAAGTACCTTCATCCCACACCAGAATTTTAGAAAAAGCCATGCCCGCATCGCAGGAAAGCGCGGTTTCGATATGTGTCCCATTGCTTGCTAATTTTAGTCGGGTGATGTTAATCATGCCTTTATGTCATTTAGTTGCAATTTAGCCATTTTGATTTGATAATCCGCTGCTTGTATTTGTCCCGTAGCTATCAATGCCGCTATATCCACGATTTCTCTGTGGGTATGACTTGGAAGTTCGCAATCCGCAGTGCCCGTCAAAGGAGCACGACCTGGTATTGAATATCCTCCTGCTCTGAAATCTTCTGCATTGTGCATATATCGGGGTATCTTGATATAAGTGATGTTTACTCCGTTTATCGCAATGGAAGAAGATTTCACTATTCTCAATCCTGTTTTATTGAATACTGCGTTTAAAGTTCTCCATTCGTAAGAAGAACTGTCAAAAGGACTTTCTTCAAAGTCATCGTCATGTTGTCTGATTTTAATCGAGGCTTCTACGCAGGGACAATCTCCTTTTCTGATTTGAGCAGTGCCCGACAAATAATACCAATACTCTGAGGGAAAGAGATATAAATCGGTATTGGTTACTCTTGCCAATGCTTGGTTTTCTGCTATCAAAGATCGAATATCTTCCGTATTCCTTTGACTTTTCTCAAATCCGTTAATGGATTTATTTCGAGGTTCGGCTATCAGTTTTATAAAAAGCTCTTGCGCCTCATTGAGTATCCAGTCAATTTCAGGCACTAAGAGATTTCGATATTGCTGACTGTCAATTTTATTCAGCTTCATCTTAAAGTCATAGTGCATTTCTTTAATAGTCATGACTATTGAATTAAAATGAAGAGAAGAAAATTAAACTGTTCCGAAGAGCGTAGCCAAAGTCGTAGAAAGGGTAGTGCCCGTTTCAGTTCCCAAGATAATCATGAGCCTCTTTTGTTCTGGTTCTCCCGCTCTTTTTGTTTTTGCGGAGTCATATTCAAAAGTAATCACGTCATAATTCTTTCGGTTCTCGAACTGATAGTATAAATCAGGGGAAGCCAATCCGTCAGAAAGCTGAGGGTAATGGTTCAACATAGAGTAGTTGCTCATGTTTTCCCACTCTTCGTGCCTCATGTCATAGCCTGCTCCGTTCTCATATACCAGTTCTCTGGTTTCTTTGAACTGAACCTGCGTTTTGTCATTGATAGTGCCCGATACGTGAAGTTTCACTCCGCGAGGATACACATAAGACGGTTCTAAGTCGTGATATACTACNCGGGTCTGAGGTTTCCCTTTGACTACAAGCATCAGTTTCAGACTTTGATTGTCTGCCACCGTATCCGTATTTACTGTTTTGTTTGCGTCAATGAAGGTTTGAATTGCGGCAGAATTGGCAAAACCCGCGCCCCTTGTTCCGTCTGCATTTAACTGATACACCTCTGCGTCATAGTACGGAGAGTTGTTGGCTTTGATTTTGTCATACAGCAATTTGGTGATGACATGGTTGTCATATACCGATTTGCCAGAACAATCACAGAAACAAGCGAGTTCTGCGGGAGTTACCTCGAATACATAATCGCGATGCGTCCAATTCATCCCGTCCCTGCGCATCAGTCCTTCCTCTTCTATGATGATATTCATATAGACGGATTTGGAACAGTCGCAGGCAGAGAATACGCCTTGAAGTTCTTGCGATACTTCGGGTTGATATATCTTTCGGTTTTTGTTGAAAATCCTGTCTTTTCGGATATTCTCCAAACTGTACGCAATTTTTCCGTTGATGTTCGCAAGGATGCGAAATTCATCGGGAAGTTCTGCAAAAGTGTCAATGCTGCTGGCAATAGACGTAGTGCTATTGGCGTCAAAAATTCCGATTTCCCCCTCTAAAAGCTGTTCAGGGGTACTGCCGTATTTCAATCCTTTTACATTGAAGAGTTGTCTGATGTCTGCTAAGGTGCTTTTCATGATTTATGTGTTTATTATCCGATTTTGGATTTTATGGTAATATAGATCTCTTGATTGAGCTTGTCTCTGAGGAACTCTTTTACCGCTTCTTCGTCAAAACCTAAATTGGTCTCATAAAAGAATATTCCCTGTTTGGTGCGTTTCAGCACGTTTTTGTAAATCGCAGACTTGATAAACGCGGAGAGAGAAATAGATTCTGCGTCCTCTGTCAGAAGTTCCGTCAGTTTCTTGGTAAGTTCCGCATCCGACATAATATCGTCAAACCTTACCGTCAGATAATCTTCGTTTTTGTTCTCCGTAGTTTCTCCCAACAATATCAACACCACATCTCTTTTCCTTTGCAGAGAAAGTTCCGATATTTTGCGAATGAGTTCGTTTTTCTTTTGTACGCGAGTTGCTTTGATGTTGTTTTCTATTTCCTCATTGTAAATAAAATGAGTCGCTTGCGGTTTGTTTCCCGACTTCATTTCATCTTGAGATTTATAGATGTACTTGTTTACCAGAAGATATTTCCATTTGATGAAATCCACCAAACTCTTCTTGGGAAACAAAAATACGGGACTGCTCCGAAGTTCCATTTTTACCACATGACTTTCCCAGAAAGGATGCGGCACTCCCCTTGTATAGTTATCGGAAAGATCATAATTGCATCCTTTGGATTTAAGATACTCAATATCCTTTTGTTTCAGTCCCGTCTCATATTTCATAGTTACGGAATTGACAAAAGGACACAGAATATGCGCCTGAGAAAAGTACTCCAGATTGTCTGAAAACTTTTTGATCCCGTCCCTGTTGGGGATAGGACGTATTTCAATTTTCAGACTTTCCAGATCTTCCGAAGTCTCTTCTGTTTCAGGTTGCGGTATGTCTAATACGTCTGTCATATTAAGCCACTGTTTTGATTAATTCTCCCGTTACCGTAGGGTCTGCGATTTCTACTCCGATACTGTCGGAAATATCTACTCTGTACCAGTCTCCAGAATGTTTTGGATTAGTAGAGATTGTGCCTCCCGGGCCAATACGTCCGTCTAATACCGTAGTACCCGCCACCTTGTTTTTTCGTACCAGACAAATATTGGCAGAATTGGAAATGGATTGTCCGTTTCCTCCCGTAATATCCAAGAAGGTAATTCGTTGCGATTCCAAAGGATACCCGTTGAGAGGATCAATATCACGATGAATTTCTTTATCGTCATTCAACGGATTATGAATCAAACGAACAGAACCGCCTGTGGGCAAAAGATACGAAGTGTAAGTATAACCTACGCGCAATGAGTTGTTGCCCATTCCTTGCGCATCTTTGGAAACATATTGATTNCTGTCCCTTACGATAGCTTTGCCTCCGAACCACTTATCCAGTGCTTTGGCAAATTCTTTCATGCCGTAATGACCCGAGAAACCTACTACTTCTCCCAGATCTCCAGGACTGATGCGGGCATATACGATCCTGTCAAAGAACGCTTCAATCAATTCCGCGCTCATAGTCGTATAACGCTCTACATTTCCGCCAAAGGAAATCTGTTGTTGGATGCCTGCTCCTGGCACAATAGGGTAACCAGAGTCGGGATCTGTAATAGGCGCGTCTCCTAATCGGGAATACATCGCGTTCATAGCAATCTCTTTATTCATTGCCATATGGTATAAGGCTTCCTGCCTGTCCATCCATGACTGATAAATGTTGCCTCTGTCATCGGAGAAAGCAATATCCAACACGGCTTGCGCTCCAAAATCCGTTACCGTGTATTCTTTGCGCAGTTTCACCAGATTGTTCCTGTACTCAATGGGAGTGAACATTTCTGTATGCGAACCGCTTTCTGCGGCTTCACCCCTCATGGTGTAGAGCCTTGTCCATTTTGCGCCAGATTTCAGATAAATCGGATTAATGTAATGATCCGTGTTTTCCGTGTAAGTCCGCAAAGTATAAAGATACCCGCGCGAACCTTCTTTTACTTTGTCCACTACATGAACTACCTGCGATTTATCGGAAGAACCAGAAGTCCATGTTTCTCCGATTGCGGCTAAATCCGCATCTACAAGCACTTTAATGGGAGCGCGATACTTGCCTGGTTCAACTCCAGGAGTTCGGTTTTCCAGAATAGTCAATGGACGATAGCCTTTTACGCCTATTTTCCATGACCAATTTAAAGCGTCTATATATTTTGTCTTGCTCAATCCGAAGAGCGATTCAAGAATGTTTCCCTGAGACAAATTGAGTTGATTGGTGCGCGAAGCAAAAAGCAAACGATGCGCATAATCAAATACTTCGGGTTTGATAGCGCGATTGCGAGTCCAGTGATTCAAATCTGTCATGCGAGTAGAATCGAAGCGTCCGCTTCTTACTTGCAACTTGTTTATGACTTGTCCCATGATAGTGTATGGTTTATTGTGTTTTAATCATTAAAATAATCTGCCAGAGATTTTTGAGAAGTTTTAATTACCATGCCTGATTTAGAAGGCATATTTCCCTTTGCTCTCCTTACATTGTCTTTTACCTGTTTCACTACCTCTGTTTTCGCTCCGTTTATAATCGCGTTAAAATTAAACGTGCCGTCTTTATTTCTGTTTCTTAACAAAGCCGCTAATTGAAGCATGGCTTGTTGATTCTGAGGCACATCGTAAAACAGTTCCTTCTGCATCTGCGTAATGGAACTGCCGTTTACCTTTACTGTCCTATCATTGATATAAGAAGGAAGCACTCGCTTATCTTCTTTATTAAGAGACAGTTCTCCTACTGCATCATTTTGTTGCAGGAACTCATGAAATTTATTCTTCTGCTCTCTGATAAGTTCTTTCTGCCTTTGAATTTCGGCTTGTTGCCTTCCCAGAAGTATTTGCTTCTCCCTTTCGTTTTGAATTTTCCATTTGTCAAATTTCTTCTGGGCTTCTATTTGAAGTCTNCCCGAGTCTTTTAAGAAATCAAGTTGCGCTTCAATGGTATCTTCGTCATCTTCATTCATGCGCATGACTTCCCGAATCACGAGTTCCTGATTTTTTTCTTCTTCTAAATCAAGATTGACGGAGAGTTTAGCTTCCGTGCCGTTGCTCATGGCTTTGATAAACTGCTGAGGATCTCCTCCGTTCATCACAAACTTATTCAGTTGCTTGATAGAACCAGGCATATCCGCAAACAGTTCTTCTATCCTTTCATTAATCTTATTCTCAAAGGTTTGCTCAAATTTCTCCGCTAACACGTCCTCTGCAGTCTCCTCATCCAATTCCAGATCTTCTTCCTCCTCCTCTGGGATTTCGATAAGTCCTTGCTCTTTAAGGTAGTTAAATATTTGTACTTTTGAGACTTCACTTGACTTTGATTCTGTATTCTTCGGTTGTTTTACATTTCCTTCTATATCGGGTACGTTTATCGCTTTCCCGAACATATCCTCTTCTTTTTCTATCTGAGGATCTGGATCTGGATTTTGATTTTTCGCAGGATAATTAGGAGCTTTCTCTTGTTGCTTCGCCTCGCCTCTGTTCTGGGGAACAAGAGGCTGAGGTTTAGCAGCAGCGGAAGGAAAACCTGGTAAAGAAATATCTGAATCTGAGTTTGACTCTTGTTTTGCGGGTTCTTTGGAAGACTTCTTATTAGAATCTAACAACGCAAAAAAGTCTTTTTCGTCTGCCACATCATTCCAACCCTGAAAATTTTCAAGATTGTCTATTACATTATTGTNGCTTGAACCATTCATGTTGCACAAATTAAGTTTAAATATTAATAATAATCAAGTTTTAAAATGAATTTTTTGAAATTATTTTGATTTTGATCTCATTCTCGCCTTAATTCTGTCCGATTCCGCCTTCTTCTCGGCAATTTTAATCTTCTGCTCTTCCTGCTTTACTTTGATTTTATCCATCTTCATGGTATGACTCAGCTTCTGCTGTTCAATTCCTATCTTCTGCCTTTTAATGTCTGCATCCATCCCGTCTCTGGCTATTTCAAAATAGTCATTTGTTCCGTCTTGGTCTGCATCTTGATCGGGATTGAAAGATTGACCCAGAAGAGCCGTTTTAGCCAATTCTGTTTTTCTTCTCTCTTCCTCTTTAATAATAGTCAGCTCTTTTTGATTTTCAAACATCTGCACTTCGTGCTCTCTTTGTTTNTCTGCTTCTTCTGCCTGCGCTTGCAATTGCTGTTGTTGCGCCTGCTGTTCATATTCTCTTCTGTTGGCTTCGGATATTTTGAGTTTTTCCTGAGCTTCCACGATAGATTCCTCTCTAAGCACAGAGATGACATCCGACAATTCCACCTTTTGATTCTGTAACGCGGCTTGAGTAAGGTTTTTAAGTATCTCTTTAGTTTCTGTAATCTTGTAAGCATTGGACACAAATATACCTAACGTATTGTTATCTAATATGCCCATATCCACTGTCAATGTATGAATAGACATGTCATCGAGCACGTAAGCCAATTTCTTTTCGGGTTCGTCCCGATATGCAATTTTAGCGGTTTCCAACAAACCTTGCAATACATTTCTCTTCATGTGAGCATGTAAATCAAAATAGGATTCCAGAATGGTGGCAGACTGCTCCATTACCGAGTTTACATTNCCTACGGCTTCTCTTTGAGAGACTTGTCCTTCGATTTGATCAGGCATACCCACGCTTCTCCCGCATTGCACTCTCAAGTACTCTGCTATTTCCATGTACTTCTTAATATCTGATATAAGAGACATATCCACCACCTTAGCCACCGTATTGGCGTCATTGTAAGTATTGCCTTCTTCTGCGGGATTGTACCACATAAAAGGAGTAGATTCAAACAACTGTTGCCATTTTTCTATGTCAATGCCCATGCTTTCTGGCACTGCTCCTATATTCATGAGTACTTTCTTTCCTTTATCGGAAGCCAAAAGCAATTCTAATTTGTACATCACTATATTATAGTAGTACTGATATACTTTAAGCCTGTCCATCATGGAAGTAANTTCTGAGTTCATGTTGTCATAGACTACTCCGTAATAAGGGAGTTTGCAGTAGTACAAATCATTCAAGTCTTTGAATTGACCTGGCACGGGTTGCATCTTGATATAAATCGGATCGGAGAGTTTGATCTTCCATGTTTCATACACTTCGGGTATCCATTTCCATTCTATTTCAATATCCCCCGCATCTCGGTTTATCTTATAATGTTCATCTACAATNTCCTCCTGCATCTGACCCATTTCATCTATGTAAGTCAAAAAACCTATTTCTCGAAGAGATTTCCACGTGCAATGAAGCACCCCTATCGTATTTCGATCCGTATTATGACCTTGCAGGATAGAGAAGTAGTCTGAATTGTCCGTGCTTCCCACAGGCATGGTTTTATAAATCCTGTCAATTTCATCCTCCGTCAATTCATCTCCGAAATATTTGACAATCTCAGAACGGGTCATTCTGTATTCGCAGGAAGCGGTTTCCCCGTCCTCAATGAATTGATTGTCAGGAGACATATCGGGAGAAAATCTGAGAGGATTGACTACCCATGTAACNGGTTCTCCGTTAAGGATGCCTATGTACATCACTTGCACTCCAGAGATAAGTCCGTGTTTAAAGGCATCCAGAAACTTGCGGGGAATATCATTCTTCTTTTCTAAATACTCCAATAACTGATTGCTCATTACTTCTGCGGGATCTTGATATTCCCTTTCCATATATCTCTTTACTTCCTGCGGAGTCTGCGATTTAATCTCTTCCTCTATCTGCTGTTGCACCTGTTGCTGTTCTTCCTCAATCAATTCCCTTCCTTTCATCTCCTGTTCATGTTGCATCGCTATCTGTTGCTTAATAGGCATCATGATAGAGTCTATTACAAAATCTTTAATCCTTTTAAGAGATTCTTGTTCTCTTCTGCTTGTGGCTTCTGGGTTTACTGCTACCGCTTCCCATATAAAAGGACGCTTCATTTCCATGCCCAAGATAGCTCTTATCTTTCCCGAAGAAATATCTCTGTTTACCATCGAAGCAGGCAGTTCTCCAGACTCTGCTCCGAAAGGTTTGCATACATATTCAAAGTTCTTTAAGTCCAAGATATTGTTGAACAGGTCATAGTTCACCTTCATTCTGTCAAAATTGGCAAGTCCGTTATTGTATTCGTTGGAATACGAATATCTTCCGTGCATCTTGTCCAACTTGTCNGCGTTAGTTCTGTACCATTGCTTGTCATTGCTGTTTTTCTGAGCCATAGTCAAGCGTTGATCCACGTCTGCGGAAGTATTTTTCTTAGCTTTCTTTGCAAGAGACTGAACCATATTAAGCCATTAACGAATGTGAATTGTGTTTTTGATACATTCTGCCCATCATATCTATGAGCTTCTTCCCTTTGGGATGCACTTCCATACTGTCATACTTCTTTCCCAACACTTCTTCCTGAACCTGAAACATACACATAAATAAGGCAGAAATCAAGTCAAAGTTACCCTTTCTGTTGTAAGCAATCAACTCTTCCAATAATCGGATAGAATAAATTCTGTCCAATACTCTTACTTTATTCCCGTTTTCGTCATAATCCAAAGTAGTCAAAAGCCAATCTTTTACATATCTTTCTCCTGCGTCTTTAAGCGGTTCTGCCATGTGGCANCCATAGACTCTGGCTACCTTAGACAACTTCACATTTTTGGATATAACTGCATTGGGCTGACCTGCCAATAAGTGCAATTTTTTATTTCTTTGAAAATAAGTCTTTACTCCCGTAACCTCGTTTTCGTGCATGATTTGCGTATTATAATAGACTGCCAGCATTTCAGCCAGCCTGTCCATATCTTCGGCAGATTCCATTCTTCCTATATATTCTGCTACCAGAATACTGTGATATTGAGTAGAAGTATGCACTCCTTTATATACCGCAATTCCCGCCAATGAAGTACCTTGATCCTGCATCACGGGGTCATATCCTATTTTATACAGATTTTTAGGAGGGTCTGGCACTGCCTGTTCATAAATCACCACGCATCCTGCTTTGTTGAGCGGTATATTATAATAAGAGGTAATCGGTTCTCTGCTGNTGTTAAGAATAGGTTTAATGATTACTTCTTCTCCCTCATATACCAAATCCACAGGCATCCCTTTCACAAACTGCCAATTGTTTGCTTTTACTTTTTGAAGCTGATGTTTAAGTTCTACTACGGGAAAATTGTTGATTGAAATTGCTCCGAAGGCTTCTGAGGGAGACAGAGGATTTTCCTGCATCCTCTGTTGTATATCTGCATATAATGCTCCGTTCTTTATTAATCTTTTACGAGTCAGAAGTTCTAAATCCTGAGCTGCTTTTCTATTTGAATTTCCTTGTTGATCATAAAGACCTTCCATATTCCAATCAATGGGATGAAAGAAACCTGTTTTCTGGTTTAAAGAATCTTTGTCCCATATATTAAGAAAAGGAAGCAGATTAAATGCTTCTGGTCTGGAGTGCATGTCTGCATAGTCTGCAGTACCGTGTTCGGTATCTCCCGAAGTTCCGAAGAGCGTTATCATTCCTGTTTTAATCTTTCCTGCCATTACGCAAGGTTCTGATGCAGAGTAAGATAACTTTAATAATCCTGGCACTCCGAAAGCTCCCGCTTCTTCAAAGTAAATATCTTTTGCATTTTTACCTCTGAGCGCGTCTGGATTATCTTTGAAGGAAACGGCTTGTATCTCTGACTTAAATCCTTTTTCGAGTTTAAGTCCGTTTACATATTCATAATATGAACTGCGAATATGATCTGCTCTTTTAAGCACATCGGAAGGCATTACCCATCCCGTAGAAGTATTGATAAAATTGAGAAGGTCTAATGTATAAGAGAAGATAGCTCCTGGATATAAAAATCTCTTTTCATAAGCGGCTAATGCAGTATAACTATTGGGAATAGTCAAAAANTTATTTGCCGCAATGGAAGAGTTTTTTAAGGAATATCCTTTCCTTCTGGATTTACCTACTATCAAATTAAAACCTCCTTCCAGATTATCTTTTACATATTTCTGTCCGTCTAATTCTATTGTGGTAACGGGAGGTATTTTTACTTCTAATNTGAGAGATTCAAACAACTGTTTTCCAAGATCTGGAAATTTAGAAGGATTGGCTGTAAATTCTTTAAACTTCTCTGGAGAAAGCAATGATTGATATATCCCGTTTTTGGCTATTTCTCTTACCCAAAAGTAATTAAAATCACCATCCCAGAAGTCGGGAAAGCCTTCTATTTTGCTGGCTCTGTTTCCCGTGATTATATCCACCTTTTGAATAGGCGTATAATTGAGATAGAAGTAATGTTCTCCCGTAATCTTTACCCCCGATACCGTATATCCTTCAATACATCTTTTACGTTCTTCCTGCCAATAATCATACCATGCCGAAGTTCCCCACGGATCTGACACATAGTATCCATGCTTTTTAAAAAATCTTCCTGCTTCCGTAAACACGGAAGAATTAATCCATATGCCGTCTGGATTGCGTATGGCATTGAGTTTTCCGTCTGTATATGAAATATCGGGTATCACACAGAACTAGGATTTGCGAAAGGACTTATTTTCTTATCTCCTCGTATCCTGCTCTCTTCATACAGTTCTTCTTCTACTTTNTTTTGAAGAGATTTGAGATTAGTAAGCACCTTCTCGGTATCGTTTAAAGCAGAAGTAATGTCTCTGGGTTTATATATCGGCATATCTTTGGCATTTCTTTCCGTTATATTTACTTCGAGAAAGAAGTTTTGCATTTTCTCTGCCGCTATTTTGGCTGATATATAATAGTTATAAGTGGCAGAAGCATCTTTTTGAAATTTAATTACAGCTTCCATAGCCGCTTTAACCAATTCGTCTGGTTCCCATTTTTCTTCTTTGATGATTGCTTTTCTGATTACTTCTTCTTTTCTGTCCTCTGGGTATTCTTTATATGGATTTGACTTCTTCATGGAAGTCATAAACTCCACATATGCCAATTCCTGTATAGCCACTTTCTTTTCATGAGACGTATCTCTTTCCCATATTTCTTTAAACGGAGAAATAAGCAATGTCTCTACGTTAGGAAATGCTATCTTATCGGTTACTTCAAATAAATATGCCATATGATTAAAATTCTTTAATTAAACAATAACTGACCGCATCCTGATGTCTCACTTTATTGAGTATTTCATAATACATTCTTACATGATTGATTACCTGACATCCCGCAGACCATTGTCCTATGTTGGGTCTGAATATGTCATTCTTCAATTCCTGCTCGGTGAAGTCATAAAACACGGTATGAAAGTTAATTCCTATCACCTGATTGAACAATTGACCCTTTTCATCGGGTGTTTTGTCTCTGTTGGTATCCCGATAAAACTTAATGGGATGTATCTGCCTCAATGCAGGCATCTTGTTTCTGTGCAATCCATATGACCAGAGATTAAAGTAAAACTCTTCCGTTTTGATTACCGCAATTCCGCTTTTGTTAAACTGTTCATAGGATTTCAGTCCCGCCAATCCCGCATTGGTAGTGCCGTTTGCGATGTTCTCCAACTTATCTCCGTTGAATAAATAGAAGAGATCATCGAATTTATCGGGAATATTGGCTTTAGACTGTACTCCCAATATCCAATAATCGGAAGGAAGTTCATTTCCGTGAATCAATACAGGAAGAGATCTTACTCTTTTGATAAGTTCCTCCTGCGAATATTGTTTTTTTATGCTTGTTTCTTTTATGTTCATGGAGTCCATTCATTAACGAGACAATAGGATAATCTAAATGCCGCTTTTTGTTCTGCCGTTCCCGTATTTGCTGCTCGTACAAGATTAAAAAACATGTTTGCATCAGTTATTATTTGACAACAATCCATCCATTTATCTTCATTATGCAATAATCCTTTTGGATAAGGTAAACCGTAAGGATTAGAACTTAAATTTAATTCTTTATGTTTAACATAATGATAAGGCATGAGATATGCGTATGTAGTAAAAACTTGATTTGGATCCTGATTAATCCTAGAAACATAAGAATGTTTGTTATCATCAATAGATTCTAATTTATATATCGGTGTCCTACTACTTGACGGATTTTCAATTCCATGAAAACACGGAGCTGTAATAACTTCTTTATTAAATTGCCATACATTATATCGCCAGAATCCAGGATGTACTATAGTTAATGTAGTTAAGTCGCCATCGAAACCAAATAACTCTGCTTTTTTAGCATGAGTTGTACCTTTTGACATATTTTGTAAGAATGTTCCTTGAAAAAGATAAAATCTATCATGTTCTAAACCATTTTCTGAACTTATATTAGACTGAACTCCTAAAATCCAATAACCAACGGGAAATGCTGTAAAACCTTCAGTATTTCTTGCTTTAGCCAATAGTTCATTCACAGTATAACTCCACCTTGCTCTTCTCGGAGTCGTAACAGGAGTAACAGGAGCAGTAGTACCCGTTCCGCCAGATCTTGACTTTTTTAAAATATGAAAACAACGGCTCATAATATTATGTTTAGAATACAAATTTACCTTAAAAGAACGGCATTAAAAACTAATGTTTCCCGCGCTCCCGTTTCATAGGTTACGTCAATGCGTCTGGACACGGGATGCGTTTCCGTTTTGATGTGTTCGGGTATTCTTTCCCTGAACGCAAAGTCTATCTGTTTTTTGGCTTCGTCATAACCTGCCACAGAACAACTGCATCCCGC